TCTTCAGGAACGATTACAACGATTGGACCAGCATAATGGCACTAGCAACCGCGCAAATTGCGCTTAATTCAAGCACGGCTACAAAGATCAATACGGTTGGAGGAACCCCGTCTTCCCATTATAAAATTTATGTAAAGAACCTTGATGCTTCCATAAATGTATTTGTTGGAATTACGGGAGTAACAAGTTCTAACGGCCTTCGCCTTAATTCTGGAGAAACTACAATTATTGACCCGGTAGTTGCTGGAACAGATCTATATGCAATAAGTGCTTCTGGTACACCTTCCGTAGCGGTTATGGCGATTACGTTCTAATGGCACCTAAGAAAAAAGCTTTCTGGGACAAGAAGGATCCGTCACCAGAAACAACGAGTAAACTAAGTAAGAAGCAGAAGTCTTCTGCAAAAGCAAAGGCTAAGGCAGCTGGCCGCCCTTACCCTAACCTTGTCGACAACGCTGCGGCCTCCAGAAAGAAGAAAAAATAATGTGCAAAGGATGCGGATGCGGTTGTTCAAAGCCGGGCTGTAAAGGCGCTTGCAAGAAGACTGCTAAGAAAATGTCACCAAAGCAAAAGAAGCTTGATATGGATAAAGACGGCAAGCTAGAGAAGTCTGACTTTGCCTCCCTTCGTAAGAAAAAGAAGAAGTAATGTGCGCGACTTGCGGTTGTATGAAGCCAAAAGACAAGCACGGAATGAAGAGCCTGCAAGCGGCGAACAAGAAGTTTGCTGCCAAGAGGGATGTACCTGCAAAGGGTAAGAAATCTTCAATGGTCAGAAAGAAGGGCATGTAATGGCACACGATGACAAAAAGTGGACCAAAGGCATGACCCCTGCCCAAAAGAAAAAGTTTGAGAAAAAAGATGAAAAGAACGACGCTAAATTAGCTAAGAAGATTAAGAAGAAGTAAATGAACAACAAAAATGGGTTAAAGGCATCGCTTGGTAAAGCTATAAAAATAGCCGCCAAAAAGCCTGTTAGGAACATGAGTTCTACTCAGGTTATGGGTGGCCCAAAGGTTAAAAAGATTGTGACTAAGACCGTTCACTTTGACGGTCCAACACAAACTACGGCAAGTAAGCCTAAAAAGAAGTAAGCGATTAGCCCCCGAAAGGGGGCTTCTTGCTTTATGATTTAATTGATTCCGTGCGGGATCAAAGCTCTACCCCTGCGTATTACGATGCCCTACTCCGATTGGAGATTGCCATGCCCTACGATAAAAAAGTAGATGGTCCTGACACTGTTGAGTTCATTAAAGCTGCAACTCAAGGAATGATGTCGGCAAAGGATAGTAAAAAACTTTGGTATGGCTTAGCGGGTGCGTATACAGCAGGAAGAGTGCTTCGACGTGTTAATAACAAGTAAAGAAGCCGACTTCCTTTCTCAAGAAGCAGTAGATGAAATGCTGCCCGTTCTTAAAGAAAGCCTTAGAGCATTTTCCCTGTCCGCCGGCTGGCCTGTAAATCTTGTAGATGCTCTAGAAATTACTTATGACTACGGCATTCTTTACATCAGCTGCTCAGATGAAGCCTCTTTTGAGGCAATCCAAAACTTAGAGTACGGCGATGGTGGAAACCCAAACGCCGTCCTACGACCTTTTGCCGATAGAGCTGACAAATATATTGCAGACATAATTGGATTAAAATCTGTTATGTATGTCTTAGAAGAAGGGGTGGGCCTCTAATGAGTAATCCTTTTATTGTTGCCGAAGACCTAGCTATTAAAACTCTACTTAACGGTATGACTGTGTCGGATGAAAAAAATCCCTCTCGTCAAGTTAAAATTTGGTTTGGCTACCCTGATGTTGAAGTCAGAACTCAAGACTTCCCGTTTATTACTATTGACCTTATTGACATTGTCCCGGCAAACGACCGCCAAACACAGGGTCGTTTTTCTGATACCGACAACCGAGGAACTCAAACCCCTGTTGCTGATTATGTGTTTACCTACGACGTGCCTGTTGCTTACGACCTGGTCTACCAGATCATGTCTCACGCTAGGCACCCTCGGCATGACAGAGCAATCATGCTGCAACTAATGAGAAAATTTCCATCAAAGTTCGGGTACTTAGTAGTACCTAATGAGCTAGGGACCGAAAGTTCCCGACGCCATATGTTCCTTGATGGATTTACAAAGCGGGATACGGCAGATAGCGAAACTGGAAACAGACGCCTTCTTCGTAACGTACTAACAATCAGAGTGATTAGCGAAATGTCTGCTGAGCAGGCTAACGCCACAATTGTTGCTAGTACCGTCTCTGTAAACACTACAAACTCGAACATCCCTTCTACCTACAATCCGGTTCAATAAATCGCATCTATGTATATAACTAAGGAGATAAATTAATGCCATTTAGTCGCCCTGGGGTTTACGTTCAAGAGACGCTTAATCCCGTTCAAACTATAGCTGCTCCATTATCAACAACAATTGCTGCTTTCTATGGCGCCAATGACAAAGGCCCACTGACACCAATTCTTGTTAACTCTTGGAGTGAGTACACAAAGTTCTTTGGAACTTATAATACAGTTGCTGGAAATGAACTTCCTCTAGCACTGTACACATTTTTTCAAAACGGTGGAAACCGTGCATATGTAGCCCGTGCCGTAGGCGCAGGTTCTGTATCTGCATTTAGAACCATCAATGATCGTGCTGGTACACCAGCTCCTACTCTTCGTATTCAAGCGTTAAACGCCGGTACTTGGGGTAACGATCTAAACGTTACTATCACAGATTCAGCAACAGCAAACCTGTTTAACTTAACAATTTACAGGGGTGGAAACACAGATGCTGATATTGTTGAAACATTCACAGATCTATCGATGACATCATCAAATGCTCGTTATGCTTTGTCTGTTATTAACAGCACATCTAACTTTGTATTTGCAATAGATCAAGCATCTGCTGCTACCGGTGGAACTAGAAACCCAGCAACACTTGCTAATGGTTCTTTGGCTACTGGCGCAAACGGTGGTTCTATTGCAAGCATTACTAGCTACAGCGCTTTTGATACTGTCCTTAACTCACTTAGCCTCAATGTTGCAGGTCGTATAGACGCTACAACAGTAAACGCAGCAATTGCTTATGCAGAAGCTCGCGGAGATGTGTTTGTTGTTATTGACGGATCAGACCTTCCAGTAGGAAACGCTGCAACAGCTAGCACCCAGCTACAGTTAGCTTCAACCTACACACCAAGTGCAGCAGCAGCTGTTTACTACCCACGTATCGTTATTGCAGACCCAACAGTTGGAGTTAGCGGTTCTTCTACCGCAACACGAACAATTGGAGCTGGTGGCGCTGTTGTTGGTCTATACGCCTCAACCGATTCTGCTCGTGGAGTATTTAAAGCACCTGCCGGTCTTCAGGCTAGAATTGCTGGAGCGGTTGCAGTTAGTGGTTTAACTAACGCTGAGCTGGACCTTATGAACTCAACCGCCGCGCCTGTGAACGCAATTAAATTTGTTCCAGGAACTGGTATTTGCGTTATGGGAGCTCGTACCCTAAAGGCTGGAACTTTAGACAAGTACGTTCCAACTCGTCGTACACTAATCTACTTGAAGAAGGCTCTTTCAGACCTTACTCAATTTGCCGTATTTGAGCCAAACACACCAGAAACCTGGCGTCGTCTTAACTCAACAATCGGCAGCTTCCTTACAGCTTTCTGGTCACAGGGCGGTCTAGCTGGGGCAACACCTCAACAGGCTTATTTTGTCCAAGTTGATTCAGGAAACAATCCGCAGGTATCAATTGACAATGGTGAACTTAACATTTCAATTGGTGTTGCTCTACAACGCCCAGCGGAATTCATTGTCATCAAGATCGGTCAGTTTGACGGTGGAACCACCGTTACTGTGGCGTAAAGGAGATAAATAAAAATGCCAAGCAGTATTATTAATCGCTTCTCAACATTAGCGACTGATCCATTACGTAGCTTTCGGTTTTATGTCGAATTCAACAAAGTGGGCACAGACGAAGTGTTTACAAGCAAAATTGAAACATCCAACTCTGCTACAACAGCAAGTGGACAGTCAACAGGTTGGGTGGGCGGTTTTAGCTCAATCAGTGGTTTAAACATCACTACTCAATCAATTCAGTACCGTGAGGGTGGCTATAACACCACCGTTCACCAGGTACCTGGAATGACAACATTTAGCCCAATCACGCTACAACGTGGTGTGCTTTACGGAAATGACCAAGCTCAGGCTTGGATGCGTGGATTGTTTGCAGCTGTAGCTGGAGATGGACTTTCAGTAGCAGCTAAGAGCTTCCGCGTTAACATGAAGATCTATGTAATGGACCATCCAAATGCTGGCGCTACAAATGCAAACACCCCAAAGATGGGCTTTGACATCCGTAACGCTTGGATTACACAGCTAAACTACACAGATCTAAACGCAAATGACGGAGCTATTCTTTACGAATCAATGGCTCTTGTTCACGAAGGTTTGTCAGTATTCTTTACTGATTCAAACTTCACACCAATTAGCAGATCAACACTAGCGTAATCAATCAAATAGGAGTATAAAAAGTGGCTGAAATAATTACCGACGCAGAACTTGTATCACAGTACGCTGAAAAGGCTATGAAGGAGCCCGAGAAACTCGTAGAGACTCGGGCCCCTTCCGCCTCTGAAGTTGAATTGCCTGGAGGGTATATCACCCTTGATGGCGTCCTTATTACTACCGCTGAGGTTAGGGAACTAACCGGCGCTGATGAGGAAGCAATTGCAAAAGCGGGTTCCACAGCTAAATCTCTTCACGTTCTTTTAGAGCGTGGTTTGGTAAAGCTTGGAGATAGAGAAACTACTAAGGACGATATTGATCTACTGCTATCTGGAGACAGAGACGCAATTCTTCTTGGAATCCGTAGAGTCACTTTCGGTGAGGCTTTAGATTTAAAACTTCGTTGCCCAAATTGTAACGTTGAACAGCAATCTGATGTGCATCTTCTTAACGACGTACCTTTTAAAAGTCTTAAGGACAGAGTAAATGATCGTAATTGGGTTGTTGAAACAAAATTAGGAAAAGTAACTCTTCGTCTACCAACAGGGTCTATTCAAAAAAAGCTTATGGAAAATACTCAAATGAGCGTTCCAGAAGTAAATACTATTTTGTTAGCTGGATGTATTACATCAATTGATGGAGAGATGTCTATCGGTAACGCTGGGCCTCTTGCTTTGGGTATGTCAGACCGCTCAAAAATTATTGACTCAATATTAGAAAGAAATCCAGGCCCACGCCTTGGGGAGGTGAGCAAGGTCTGCAAGGCATGTGAGGAAAAGATTGAACTCCCACTTAGCCTTGTCGATTTGTTTCGTTTATAGCCAAGTAACATATGATCTACTTTTAGATCATTATGAGATTTTGACTAGAACGTTTACAGGTTGGACTTTAACGGAGATTAAAAACCTTTCAGTTAGAGAAAGACAAAATTGGTTAGAAAGAGCGCAACGGTTTAACGGAAGGAAGTAGCTGTGGCAGACCCAAGAAGCGGTATGAACCTACCGGCACCACGAGCTTTGCAAAGCCTTGCAAGTATAAAAACTGCTGCACTTGATGCCGGTTCAGCCGTTGGCGGAGTTCTGCAAAAAGTAAATACTACTGAAAGCCGCGCTGTTGCCGTTTATCAAGGCGGTGGATCTACAAGCTCCAACCAAGTTGCACCGTCCCCACGTTTTACTCCGCCATCTACTCCAATTGTTCCAGTTGCCGGCGGCGGAGGCGGTGGCGGTCGTGGA